ATACAGGGGAGTAATATGAATATATCACAAGAAGGAATAGCTCTAATAAAGAAGTTTGAAGGTTGTGAACTAGAAGCATATAGAGACTCAGTAAATGTTTTGACAATTGGCTACGGGCATACAAAAAATGTTAAGGAAGGCGATAAGATAAACCAAGACGAAGCAGAACATCTATTACAAGAAGAAATGCCTGAATATGAAGGCTATATCAATGATATGGTTAAAGTGCCCTTAAAACAGAACCAATTCGATGCTTTAGTTTGTTGGGTTTATAACTTAGGACCAACTAATCTTGGTGAGTCAACATTACTAAAATTACTTAACGCAGGTGATTATCATACAACACCATCACAAATTAAAAGATGGAACAAAGCTGGAGGAGAAACATTGCAAGGATTAATTAGACGAAGAGAAGCAGAAGCATTGCTTTTTGAAGGCAAGGAATGGATTGAGGTCTAGAATGCCTTTAGCTAAATATGTTTTCAAACCAGGAATAAATAAAGAAGGAACTAACTACTCTAATGAAGGTGGTTGGTTTGATGCTGATAAAGTTAGGTTTCGTAAAGGAAGACCTGAAAAAATAGCAGGTTGGGAAAAGAATACTTTAAGTACTTTTCAAGGAACTTGTAGGAGCTTACATTCTTATAGAGATCAAGGACAAACAGATTATGTAGGAGTAGGTACGAATTTAAAATATTTTCTTAAACAAGGTGATAACTTTAATGATATAACTCCTATAAGAAAAACAAGCACAAATTCAATAACTTTTGCAGCAACAAATGGTTCTTCTACTATAACTGTAACTGATTCAAGTCATGGTGCAGAAACAGGAGATTTTGTTACATTTGCACAAGCAGTAAGTTTAGGTGGATTAATAACAGCAAATGTTTTAAATCAAGAATATGAAATATTAAAAACTTTAACTACTAATACATACACGATAACAGCTAAAGATACAGACGGAAATACAGTTACAGCAAACTCAGACGATAGCAATAATGGTGGTTCAGCAGTAGATGGTTCTTATCAAATAAGTGTTGGTTTAGATGTATTTGTAAAAGGAACAGGTTGGGGTGCAGATACTTGGGGTGCAGGTACATTTGGTTCGGTAAGTCCTATATCAGCTTCTAGTCAGTTAAGATTATGGTCACAAGATAATTTTGGTGATGATCTAATATCTTGCATAAGAGGTGGAGGTATATTTCTTTGGGATGAAAGTGCTGGTGCAACACAAAGAGCAGTAGCTTTTTCAGATTTATCAGGTGCAAGTAATCCTCCTATAATAGCTTTACAAATAATGATGTCAGACGTAGATAAACATATTATTTGTTTCGGAGCTAATACTATAGGTGCATCAACAGCAGACCCTTTGTTAGTAAGGTGGTCAGATAAAGAAAGTTCTATTGATTGGACACCTACATCAACTAATCAAGCTGGTGGTGTACAGCTATCACAAGGCTCTACAATTATTGGTGCATTACGCACGAGACAAGAAATACTTATATGGACTGATGTAGGTATAGTATCTATGCGTTTTGTAGGTGAACCATTTATATTTTCTTTTTCAGAAGTAGCACAAGGTCCTTCACTTATAGCACCTAATGCAGCAGTTAATGCCAATAACAGAGTTTATTTTATGGATAGGGGTGGATTTTATTCTTACTCAGGAAATGCACAAAGACTGGCTTGTACTGTATTAGATCATATATATTCAGATATAAATCTAAGTCAACAATTTAAAATATTTGGAACATCAAATGAAAACAATAATGAAGTCATTTGGTTTTATCCTTCAGCTAATAGTTTAGAAATAGATAAATATGTTATTTATAATTATTTAGAAAATACATGGTCTATAGGAACTACATCTGATGGCTTTACAAGAACTGCATGGATAGAAGCACCTTCATTAGATTTTCCATTAGCTGCTGCTAAAACAACAGGCACTAATACTAACTATCTCTACAATCAAGAAGTAGGACATAGTAATGATGGTGCAGCATTTACTGCTTACATAGAGTCTAGTGATTTTGATTTAGCTCCAGACGGAGAAAGATTTACATTTATATCTAAATTAATACCTGATATTGAATTTAGGGATCAACAATCAACAAGTGATAGTGTTACTTTTACTATTAAAGGTAGAGATTATCCTTTACAAGATTTATCTACTTTACAAACTATAAACGTAACACCAGCCTCTACATTTGAAAATACAAGAGCTAGAACTAGACAAGCAGCTATGCGTATATCTAATTCATCTAGTGATTATGGATGGAGATTAGGAGATTTAAGATTGGAAATTAGACCAGACGGAAAAAGATAATGGCTCAAATAAAAACAGTACCATTACCAGCACCAGATATAGAATATGATTCTAATAATGAAGCAGTTACAAGAAGAACAATAGAACAAGCAATAGAAAGTATAAATACAAAAATTACTAATATAGAAAGATTACAAGATTCAGTTACTAGTAAGTCTGTTATACGCAAACAATTTTTATTAATGGGAATAAAACATGGCTGATATATTAAAAGTATTAGGTCAATTAGACCCATCAGCTACAACAACAACAGTTTTATATACTGTGCCTGATATGACACAGACTACAATTAGTTCTATTGTGGCAGCTAATCGCACAGGATCAGCTATAACTTTTAGACTAAGCGTTCATGTAGCTGGTGCAGGTGCAGATGATAAACAGTTTTTATATTATGACAAATCAGTTGCAGCTAATGACTCATTAGCTATAGTTATAGGTATAACCCTTAATCAAACAGATGTATTAAAGGTTTATACGAGTGCAGTTAATATGAGTTTTAATGTGTTCGGATGTGAAACCTTAGAGGAAAGGTAATGAAATATAAAATTAAATCTGGTGATACATTAAGTCAAATAGCTAAAGATAATAATATTTCTGTAAAAAAATTAGCTAAATTAAATAATATTAAAGATGTTAATAAAATATTTTCAGGTAAAACTTTAGATATTCCTAGTCGTGAAAAACCTAAAACAAAAAAATCTTCTAGTGTAGAAAGAGTAAATCAATCTGATCCATTTTTTATACAAGAAGAAAGTGGTGCATTTAAAAGTACAGCACCTAAATCTACAACTAAAGTTACACCAGCAGTACAAGAAAAAAAAATTGCTACAGATAAAAATAATGAATTTTATAGTGGTAATTTACCTTTAGCAGTAAGACAGTTAGCAGATGATACTAAATATGATATTTTTAGAAATTTTTTACCTAAAACTACAGCAGATAAATTAAGTAAAAAACTATTTGGTGAAGAAGAAAATATTACAAAATCAGATTTTAGCAAAGAAGAATTTGAAGTTTTAAGAAATATTGTAAAACAAAATGTATTACAAGATAAATTTTCAGTTGATTATGATGATTATAGAAACTTTGGAGCAAAAGGTTCTTCAACAATAAAAGATAATCCTTTTGAACTTTTAAATAATCCTGCTCGTTCTTTACAATATACTTTTGGAAAAGGAAACATCAATGTTGATGATAAAGGAGATGTATATTTTACAGATCAATTTAATTTCAATGACGCTAAAATGGCAGAGAATCCACAAGCATACTATGGTAGTGCCTGGGATGATGAAGGGTTTTTAAAAATGGATTATGATTCTGGACTAAGAGGACTATTAAGTAATCAGTTTAAAAAAGTAAGAAATTATAAAACAAGAGTAGGTAGAGGTGAAGGTGAGGGAGCTGCAACTAATTTATTAATTGGCAATATTAAAGATTTTCAAAATCCTATTAATGAAATTTATGCTTCTAGAAAAACAGGTGGGATAACAAATTACAATAAAGGTGGGCAAATGGATATACAACAACAAACTAAAAACGTAGCTGCACAAGGTCGTTATGGCGATTCTATGTTACTGCACGTTAATCCAGCAGAGGTTAAAGGTTTATCATCGGCTATGCCTATAACTGTTAATCCTCAAACAGGACAACCTGAAGCTTTCTTACCATTTCTAGCACCTTTATTAGGTAGCATGGGTTTTAGTGCATTAGCAGGAACAGGTTTATTAGGAACTACAATAGGTGGTTTATCTGCTGGAGCATTATCAGGAATAGGTGCAGGATTAGCACAAACAGCAGTTACAGGAGATATTAAAGAAGGATTAAAAGCAGGATTAACAGCAGGATTAAGCACTAGAATATTAACTGGAGCTGGAAATACACAAATAGGACAAGATGCTTTAACAACACCAACAACAAGTCTACCTACTGATCCTACAACAGGTTTAAACTATTCGCCTACAGGTGCGTTAGAAAGTGCTATGACACAAAACATAGCTACAACTAATCCTGCTTTAGCCAATCCACTTCAAGCTGGAGCAACTGTGACTGGTACTCCATTACCTCCAACATTAAATCCACTAGGACAAGCTAATTTAAATACTTTTATGAGTAGTCCTGGAGCAGATAATTATTTACAACCTTTTGCTGATGACGCTATTGCAAACTTTGGAGCAAAAGCTGGTAATCCTACTGCTTTAGAATCTTTAGGAGCTTCTTTTACAGACTCAACAGGAGGTTATGATATAGGACAAGGGTTCTCTAATATTGGTTCAGCAGCTATGAATGATCCATTAGCACTAGCTGGATTAGGTACTACTGGGTCTATGTATGGTATGGATATGATGCAAGCAGACTACGAAGAACAAGTAGCTAGAATGCAAGCTGAAAGAGAAGAAAAAAGAAGACGAAATCTTTTAATGAATCCTGAGCCTACACTTTATGCAGCAGGTGGTGGAATTCAACAATTTGATGAAGGTGGTTTAGTTGATAATTTGTTGAGTGGCGATTATGGAATGCTTGGAATGTTAAATAATAATCCTGAATTAATGTTTGGTGCAACAGGTTTAGCAGCTAAAAATAATTTTAGAGGTTCTTTGTTAGGTGAATTATATAATCAATATAGAAAAAGAAAAGATGCTGGAGATGAAGTAGGAGCTGCTGCATTGCAATCAGAAATTCAAAGTGAAGAATCAATGCAAATGGCAGCAGGTGGTTCTATAAGAGGATTTAATGGTGAAGATGGTTCTAATACAAGTGGTGAATTACCACAAATATTTGCACCTGCAAGAGCAGCTTATGATGTTAATCCAAATTTTATGGCTGGTTTTAATCCAGAAACTATGTATTTTAATCCGTCTACAATAGCAGCTCCAGCATCAGGTTTAGAAGCAGGAGGTCCTCCAATCGTTTTAGATACATATACAGGCACTAAAGGAGGATATGGCGGTGATCCATTAGTAATATCACCTGAAGGGCGACAAGCATCTATTGATCCATTTAGTGCATATACAGGAGAAGCACCAGCAGGATTAGTTCCATACAGCACTACACAACCTGCACCTTATATAGATATAACTGGTGAAGATTTAGGTTTACCTGACGGAGATGGTGAAACTGTATTTGAAGATATAAAAACTTTAAATGAAACAGAACAAGAAGGTGGAGATGATTTTGAATTTAATATAGAAGATTATTTAAATAATTTAGATTTATCTAATATAAATATTATGGGTCAAAATTTGAATTTAGGAAACTTTGATTTAGCTGAATTTTTAAATCAATATGACCCATCTAATGAAGTATTTACTCAATCTGACACAGATATAAATTTTACAAATAATGATAATCTACTAGATTTAGATAATTTATATCAAATAAAAGATGAAGATATTACTAACTATACAGATACTTATAGCACTCAATTAGATGATTTGTATAATTTAGATAATAGTATGAATACAAATATGGGTATAGATTCTTTTGTAGAAACTGAAGGAACACAAACTTCTAGTACTGCTTACGATGATTTATTAAATTTTAATAATTTAAATACAAATATGGGTGTAGATTCTTTTACAACAACAGATAATACATCTAACAATACATTAGATTTATCTGCTTTTGACCCTT